CCCATTTCGGCAATCCATACTTCATACTGATCAGATTGTGGTGACAACAGAACGATGCAATACTCTAAACCAGGAGAAAGATAAATTGGATAATCAAAGGTAACCTTGGTTGGTACAGTACCATCCGAAGAAATATTGACTTGATCTGGTTTAAGTGTGACTGGATTTCCTACTATAGTTCTTGTAGGAGTTCCAAGCTCCATAGTACGAACTTCTAGTGTAACAGGTGCATTATTTGAATCTTTGCTTGCAAAGAATACATCTACCGCAGTCAAGTATACTCCATTATTATCTTCAGCACTTCCAAGACCTGATGTGGGAGATTCTATACTGCCACCAACAGAGAAAGATTGTGCCAGAGGATCATAGAATTGAGTAACGGTTGTTGTTGTTATTCTTTGCCTTTGTTCCCATCTACCCTCAGATTTGTATATTGTTTCGGCAGATGAAATTAATCTACTTCCAGGAGCTGGAGTTTCATTTGTAGAACTAGATGATAATTTATATACTTTAGATCCAGTAGCAATTCTAACTGGGGGTGGGGGTGATGATAGTGGATCTCTTAAGAAGAATGCTCCTTGCAAATCACCAAAATTATCAGAAATAAGTCTTAGGTCTTTAACATAAGCAATAACGCCACTTGTTTGACCGATAAGACGCATTCCCTTCATTAAATATCCGGAATAATTTCCTTGTGGTTCCGCACAAAGACTATTAATATCAATATTCAGTATCTTGGAAGAAGAACTATAATCGGCAGGAACATTTTCGCCAATTACATATGGATTAATATTGTATGTTCTTGAAGGTTCATTAAACTTTCCTTCTTTATGGTTTGATTTTGCTACTCTAAAACTAATTAATCTCTGATTATCAAATGTTCCAACAACTGTTTCTCCAACGATAAATGATCCAGATGCTCCATAGGATTGGAGAGTTGAATTTGGAGATATTTCTACTAATTTTGGAATAAAATCAACGTTGCTACTGCCATCCAAGAAGTGATAAATTCTGGTTAATGGTTTGAGATTTATGGAATAAAATCCAGTATTTCTGGATCTCATGTAAATCTCTCTTCCAGCAGAAATCAAGTTGTCGGAGACTTGAGTATTTGATCTAGGAATTCCGGATCTTCTATTGGGGGCTGCGGCTACTCTGTTAATGTTAATGATATTAGCATCAGCCAATCTAATAGTTCTTACCCAACTGTCTTCTGATGGATTTAGTTTGATAGAACCTGTATAAGAAACCACATTAAATGGGTTGATATTTTCAACTTTAGTAGCAAGAGGTTGTTCAATCCATCCAATCGAATCATACTTTAATGTAAGTACATCATTAGTCTTCTGTACATTAGAATCTAGTAAGATAAAGTTTTCCGATAAATCTAAATTTTCATCTGAAATATTATCTGCAGGAATTGGTACTAGATTTATACTATTTCTGCTAGTGATTGGAGTTAATTCTCTTGCATTAGGATCAACTTCTATTCTCGAAAATTCTCCATTAATTCTATCAGAATTAGAAAAATCATCTACAAAGAATCCGGTTCTGAATCTATCAAATCCTTGTGCATCTTGTATTTGGATAGTTTGTGTATTAATTTCTAATAATGTTAAAGAAGTTACCTTCTCCAAGTTTTCTACTCTATCTTCAATGGCACCAATATCTCTCATAGTATATCTTCTATTATCTACTAAAGATACTGAAGCATCAGATATATTATACAGATATGGTGGCAATGTAATGGTTGCTAATTCCATTACATCGTCTGGTTTAGATGGAACTTTCGGATCAATTGATGGTATTCCTTGAAGAACCAAGAAGCTTCCTAGTTTATCAAGACATACTTTATCAATTCTGCCAAGATAAAATTCATATCCTACTATAGAACTTTCATTAGGAGAAATAATTAGATTTTGATCTAAACTAAAATCTCTGGATAAAAAGTCAAATGGTGATGAATTTAAATTTGTTAATGGAGATACTCTAGGTCTAAAATCTAAAGTATCGGATGCTCTTACATTATTTGAACCAATACTAGGAATATCTTCAGAAAATCTTTCTGAATCATAACTATTAACGGTGAATAAATCTCCAGCATCTCCACTTGGAATTGAATAATAGTCAAAAATAACTAAAAGTCTCTTAGATGGAGAACTTTCTCCATACTTTCTAACTAGTTTTGAATAGTCGTAGTACTGCTCTCTCTGACCTTTATCTAAGGTGAATTTTTTAGTAATATTCTTATACTTACCACTAGTGATCGAATTTAATTTAGTATTTAATTTAGACTCTTCGAACTTAACATTCTCTCCTTCTAAGAATCTATTGTTGTTTAAGTAAACAATACCTAAAGTATTAGAGGCTGGTTTTGATACAACTCTTGCAATAGATTTGCTAGATTCTCCAATAATATTTTCACCAATTATCGAGTTAACATCTACATTAGCAATGGTGCTAAATGTTAGTTGATCGACGACCGGATCAGAAGTATCTAGAGATTCATATACTGCAATTATTTTCGATACATCAGGATATCTCAAGCAAATCTCTTCGTCTTGTACTCTGAGACCGTAATATGGACTATATTGTAATCCATCATTAATTGAAGTACTTACTCCAACTCCTGATTCTGGGAATTTCGATAGATTAATATTAATAATTTGACTTCTATTATATTGCTTTATTTTGCTCTGAATTCCATTTTTAACAAAGGTTGCATTAATTAAAGATATTGTCTTGTTCTGTATATTAGAAAAAGTTACTTCGTTAGTGGATATTGATAAATTAAATTTATCATCCGTCAAATTCTCAATATCTCCATCACTATAGTGTATAGAATATCTTTCCTCATCGAAAGATTCAAATTTTGATGAAGATGAACTAATTCCTAGGTTAAAATCACCAACAGATACTGTCAAAGAATTTGATACTGGTGTTAGAGTTGTATTTGATTGTGCAGTAAATGTTAAAATAGAATCTCCAAGATTTACTGTGGAAATATTTTGATCTGGAAGTTGTGTATATAAAAATCCTTCTCTATCGTTTCTAATTTTTGATACACCTACAGAGAATGTAGTGTTTGTTTCTGATGCAGGAATTTCTCCATTACAAACGTTAGAAACATTAGGAACAGATGCTAATGTTGCTGAACGTCCATCAGAAGAAACTGAAACAACTCTATTGTAAGTTTCTGTTAAAAATCCTACTCTTTGATATCTAATAATCGTATCGGAAGAAATACCTGTAAAAGTTTTTCCTGGTGATGTTAATGTTGTTCCTCCAGTAATTGATACAATATCTGTAGGAGAGAACCCAAATGCAGTTGCTTTATCTAATTGAGTATCTGCTGCAAAAGCGGTAGAAAACCCTGATATGGAAGTTGGTTGAAATACTGATTTAATATCCTTTGTATTGAAAGAAGTTACTTCTCTAATAGTTCTTGGATAGATTTCTATATTGTTAATTAAAATTTGTTCACCAACTGAAAATGTTCCTGAAGTTTCTCTTAAGAAAACACTATTTCCTCCAGTTCCAGCAGAAGTAACGTATCCACTAGCTCCACTACTCTTACCTTTGATGTATGATGTTGCAGGAAGTTCTGCTGAAGAAAGACCTTGATTGAGAGTTAACTTAGTATAAGTTTGTATATCGTATAGATACAGGTCCCAATTAGTTGCCTCATTTGAATATGCGGCATCAGTTAAACTGCAAGTATAAATTCTTGCATCACCGATTTTTGTTCCAGTAGGACTTGTATCCGAAGATTTTCTTTGATTATATAATTCTATTGCGTATTTTTGTTTTGGAGATCCTGATACGTTATTAATTCTAACCAAATTGCCCATTTCAAATGGGACATTTATATCGGAACTTTTTTGAGTTGTTCTGGGTTTTTGAACATCTATAATTTCTACGCCAGTTTTATCAATATCATATCCCCTTACATACGCTTTTCCTGGAGAAAACTTTATGCAAAGTAAGTCATCGGATGGAGTATTTCCTTGATCTGTTTTTTCGTCATCAAAGTATATACCATCATTTCCAAGCCTATTGTTTAAAGAATTATTTAATGAGAACTCGAAAGGATCTACTACATAATCTCCAGACTCATCGTATGTTCTTTCTGCAAGATAATCTCTAATTATCGAATATTGTGACTTATTCTCTACCTTTTGAATTGCACCATCTTTTACTCTTAAGATTTCGATAAAATCGGTGTCATTTTCAATATCAGTTAAAAGTTTTTTAGTTAATGTTAAGGAAATTTTAAATCTATCTGCTCCTGGGGCAGCATAGTTACTGAATCCTTTTGCATTATCATATAGTGATGGATCATCTTTAGCAGTTACAATTTGCTCATCGACTCTCAATCCTACACGGTATGAAGGAGTGTTAGTATAGTAATCGAGAAGAATGGTTTGTTTTGGAACTCTTACAAATGTTCCTCTAACAAAAAAGATTCCTTCACCAATAGATGCCGCTGATCCAATGGATGTTGCATCTTTCGAAATAAGACTTGCTACAGGAGTTCCTGAATTAATGGTAGTATTACCATAAGTAATATTTTCAGTTACTGTCAGAGATTCTCCATCCTGGAAAGAACTTATTTCAAAGTTGGAATCGGAGTTTATATATTTTACATAGATTGTGAGATCTTCAACATCACTATTAGGATATTGAACAAACTGAACGGTTGCAGATACCCCAGAAATTTGACCTTCTATAGTTTTATTTACCAATAAATCTACATAATTTGAAATACTAATTCCAAACTGGGTTGAATTTAATTTGACTGCAGAAAATTGATTATCATAAACTATATTTCCAGGAACAACTATAGATCCTTCTTTAAAAATATTGCTACCAAAAGATTCTAACTGATTTTGTAATATTGATTGAAGAGTATTTAACTCTCTTGCCTGTATGGGTTTACCTGGATTAAATAATACTTTATAATAGTTCTTATCTTTTGCGCCTACATTGGGCTCGCTAAAGTCATCATAGTATGGGTTAACATTAAGATTTGTTTTTTGAGCCATTTTTTAAAATTCCAGGATAATTTTAACGTCTTCTTTTTGTCTAGAACTTCTTGTTACAGTAGGTCTATTATCTATATAAATTATGTCTCCAGACTTATTATTTATCTCAGGATTTGATAAACCTTGTACAAATTGGGTCGCCAGGTTAATAGTTTTGTTTCCTACGGTCGTTGTTATGCCGGAGAAAGCAGTATCAATATTTGCAGAAAAACCGCCGCCAATTTTTACAACTTGTCCACCAGATGAATTAAAATCTAAAACCTTTCCTAAAGTTGAAATTCCAATATAATCCGTCTGATCGGAGGTAACTTGGTTGAAATATAATGATCTGTCTCTATAGTATTTAAGAACTTTAGTTTCTTGATCGTAAGAGGCAACATATCCAATTGCAGTTCCACCACTTACAGATTGTTGAATTTTATCACCTACGGATACTGAACCACTTGGAGTACCTGATAGTTTTAGGGCATAAGTTGCTGAAAATTCACTGCTGTTAAAAACAGTTGTACTAATACCTGTAGAATCAAAAACCGTTGGATTTTTAATAATTCCAACTTGAGCAAATTTACTATCTACAGGAAAATCTTTAGTAGAATCATCAAATCTTGCATAGATTAAAATTTTATCAGCACCTAATTCACGATAGATATCGAATCCATGTCCTTTAGATGGGGGAATAATAGGAATTAGTTCAGCATAAGATCCTGGGTTGGTTGTAGTTCCTAAATCTACAATACCATAAGTATAATTTTTTCCTCCAGAAGTAACGGTAGTATCTACAATACGTCCCGAACTATCAACATCAACAACAACAGTTGCTCCAGATCCATCTCCAATAATATTACAGGATTGACCTGAAGATAAATTATATCCTAGTCCAGTATTTTGGACATAAACTTTTTTGATCTGGTTGTCATTAATAGTTGAGTCTCCATTCTCTCTAACAGATACTATTTGAGCATCGGTAGAACTATCCCAATCATTAGGTAGAGTAATATACTCGGTAGAGTCGAACTTTATAATATCACTTGGAGAAACAGTATAAAGATACTTCCAAACATATCCATCACCACTTTCTCCAGCCTTTGAAGGTTCTAAATCCGTAAAAGTTGGTTCATCTTGAGAAGCATTTCCTGTGCTATTAATTCCAGATGCTCCATTATCAATACAAATATAAACTTTATAATCTGAGTTAATTACATAATAATTTGCATCGTATAATCTCAAAGAATTTGTTATGGGAGATAGATTATAAACGCTATAATCTGGACGATACATTTCATATTTACTTCCCCTAACCCAATTTATTTTTCTTATTACCCTTCTGATATTTGCACTTGTAATTTTTTTACCAAAGAGTACTGTAGAATTATAATGATTTAAATAATCTATATTATCGATGGGGTTTGGTGGTGTAGAATCCCAATTAGCATCTCTTCCAAATCCGGAAGTTGTTGGATTTGACAATCCAACAAAAACATAATATGAATCGTCAGAACCCTGAACCGAATCTATAAAGTTTGATGCGTTAAGTATTCTAAATTGATCTGTTACAAGTGCAGACATTTTAATATAGTTTTTTCTATATTTATAAGAAACTTATAAGGTCTTATACAGAGAACCGTTATCTCTTAACCCAATACCCCTTCTTTGGATAGTTGGGAATGTTGTTAGTCCAATATTTGTAGTATAAGAAGAAACTGCTATAGAGATTGGAGAAGATGCTCTGGTAAATCCAAATAGTCTACCCCAAGACATCTTACCAGCAACTGGTCCAGTTGTTGCAATGCCGACTATAGAGGTTGTCGATGCAACGTTACAAGTGATAATTCCAGTAGATGCACTAAATGCACTTACATTATAAATGTTATCCAAGAATGTAGTTCCAACGCCAACTACTGAACTATTTGATGTATAAATTGAATTTGCACCGTTACCAACTTTAGTATCAAAAACATAAATTGGATAACCAACAGATAATCCAGAGAATGGCGCTAGTGTTGAATCTAATGTAAATTCAATTGCTAAGGCAGTACCAATACCAACAGCAGTCTTAATACCGATTATGTTACCGGAGAAACCTTCAGTGTTAAGAGGTGAAATGTCAGATATATTTTCATATACTGGACTTGGTGATGGTACAAGAACCTGTGGAACTTTAGTGGAAGTATATCCTAAACCTGGATTTGTAATTGTAATTGGAGTGGTGAGAGATCCATTAACTACAGAGATAGTTGCCTCCGCAATTGTTCCAATACCAACACCAAT